TTTTGAAGATAAAGAAGTATTAAATGTGGTACAAACTATGCTACGTGACGGTGGTATCAAAACTCGTATTATTCGCCAGTACATTCCTGTTATGAATAAACTTATTAATAAGTACCTTGGCGCGTTTGATCTATTTGTTGACTTTCAACTTGATGAAAATTTTAATGAAATTATTAAATCAAGGTTTCGGGATACTTTTTCATACGCATCATTTTCCGAAGGAGAGAAACTTCGTATTACGTTATCAATTATGTTAGCATGGCGGTCTGTTGCAAAACTCCGTAATTCTGTATCAACAAACTTGCTTTTACTTGATGAAACGTTAGATGGAGCCCTGGATTCTGTTGGAATTGAAAATCTTATTGATACTCTACACAACCTCAACTCTGATGATAACATTTTCGTGATTTCACATCGTGGGCATCAATTTGGAGATAAATTTGATAATCACATTCGTTTTCAAAAAATAAAGAACTTTAGCGAAATATCTGCATAATGGTTGACATTAATAATGACCTATTATATAATAGTCTTATCATATAACACAAAGGATACACATGTCTAATTTTTATACATCGGTTGAGCGCTTTGGCAACACAATCCTTTGGCGCGGTTATGAAGATGGAATTAAATTTGAAAGAAAGATTAAGTTTCAACCTACCCTCTTTATCACAACGCAAAAAGATTCAGATTATCAATCTCTTTTTACTAAAAAACCATTGGCACCAAAACCTTTTAACAGTATGAAAGACGCAAAAGAATTCGTTGACCAATATAAAAATGTACACGGTCTTGAGGTTTGTGGTAATACAAACTATGTATCGCAATTTATACAAGAACAGTATCCTGATGAAATCAAATTTGATTCGTCAATGATTAATATTGTTTCGTTTGATATTGAGGTTGACGTTGCGGACGGGTATCCTGATATGGATCTTGCCGATAAAGAAATTACTTCTATTGCATTCAAATCATCAAAGTCAAGTACTTATCATCTGCTCGGTCGTAAAGATTATGATAAAACAAAGACATTGACTGATATACCACAAGAAGATATTCAATTTATGAAATTTGACACCGAAGAGGCATTGCTTCGTCGGTTCTTACAATTGTGGACGAATAACTATCCTGATATTGTCACAGGTTGGAATGTCGAGTTCTTTGATATTCAATACATCATTACTCGTATGAAAAACCTGTTAGGTGAAGAACGTATCAAAGAGTTGTCTCCTTGGCGTTCTGTTCGTCCATACTCTCGAGAGTTTTTCGGTAAAGAACAGGGTTCGTATCGTATCGGCGGTATCACCGTAATTGACTATATGGACGCCTTTAAAAAGTTTGGATACAAGTACGGTCCTCAAGAGTCTTGGAAACTTGATCATATTGCATATGTTGTCCTTGGCGAAAAGAAAATGGATTATTCTGAGTACGGTAACCTTACAAACTTATATGAACAAAATCCACAATTGTATCTTGACTATAATCTTAAGGATACGTGGTTGATACAAAGGTTTGAAGATGAAACTTCATTACTTGAATTGGTAATGACTGTTGCATACGGAGGTGGCGTTAATTATGGTGATGCGTTTGGTACAGTTGGAATTTGGGAAACAACTCTATATCGTAAATTGATTAAAGAAAAACGAGTACCTCCAGTAAAAGGCGGCCCTGGTCAACGTGCTGGCGAATTGGTCGGTGGTTATGTTAAAGATCCTAAGGTCGGTATGCATCCGTGGATCGTATCGTTTGATTTGAACTCTCTGTATCCGCACTTGATGCTACAATATAATATGTCTCCTGAAACTTATTTGTCGGATGAACGTGATTATGTATCACAAGATATGGTTTTAAGTGGTAAATATCAAAGTGAAAAACCAAATATGTCCGTAGCCGCAAACGGTGCATGCTTTACGAATGAGTTTCGTGGCATCATTCCTGAAATTATTGACGAGTATTATGGTAATCGTAAAATCATTAAAAAGAATATGTTAACCGTTGAGCAACAACTTGAAAATGCAACAGATCCTATTGAAAAAGAAAAACTAAAACGTGAAGCAAATCAATTGCACAATGCTCAAATGGCTATCAAGATTAGTATGAACAGTCTTTATGGCGCTATGGCTAATATATATTTCCTTTATTATATTAACGATATGGCTGAGGCAATTACAACATCAGGTCAGCTTTCTATTCGATATGCTCAAAAATCTGTTAATAATTATATGAATAAAATACTTAAAACAGATGAAGATTATATCGTATATATTGATACTGACTCCATCTATGTGGATATGGCTCCTATCATTAAAGCAACTTTTGGTACTGTAGATATTGATCGCAAAAAAGGAGAAGAGTTTCTTGACAAAGTTTGCCAAATAAAAATTGAACCTATCATTGATGAAGGCTATCAAGAGTTAGCGAAAAAGATGGGCGCATATCGCCAAGCAATGAGTATGAAACGCGAAAAAATTACAGACAAATCTGTATTCATTGCTAAGAAACGTTATATTATGAATACGCTAAATTCTGAAGGTGTACACTATGAAATTCCAAAAATATCAGTTACAGGTCTTGAGTCCGTTCGTTCGTCAACACCAGAAGTATGTCGTGAGAGACTTAAAAAATCGTTTGAAGTTATTATGAATGATGGTGAAGAAGCAATACAAAAATTTATTGAAGATTTCCGACAAGAGTTTCACCGACTACCACCTGAAGATATTGGGCGTAACTCAGGAACAGACAACATTGATAAGTATAAAATAGGAGATACTTATAAGAAAGGTTGTCCAATGCATGTTCGTGGTTGTATCTTATATAATAATCGCCTTAAAGAACTTGAGCTAAATAAAAGGTATGAGTCAATTGAAGGCGGTGGTAAGATTAAGTTTGTTTATTTAAAAATGCCAAATCCTATTCGTGAAAACATTATTTCGTTCCCAGGGGTTTTGCCTGCTGAATTTGGATTGACAAACTACATTGACTATGATAAACAATTTGAGAAGGTGTTTCTTAGTCCAATAGAATCAATTCTTGAAGCTATCGGATGGAACGCAGTTAAAGTTAATACACTTGAGGATTTCTTTATATAGGAGAACAATATGGCAAACATTCAACGTAGATTGGAATTTCTTGAAGATGCACATGCACATCAGCATAAACTCGTTGAAGCCTTAGAAGCCGAAAAAGCACCAGACGAAGTTGTAAAAAAAGCAAAAAAAGAAAAATTGCGTATTAAAGATATGATTACACACTTAAAAGGAGAAGTGAATGAGTGAGAATTGGGTTGCCGACATTAATAATATGCACCATAAATTTGGTGTAGACGAATGGTTTTTAAAAAATAAAGACAACAAAGATCTAATGGCAAAATATATTAAGTTTCGCCTTGATATGTGTAAAGAAGAACTTGACGAAACATATGATGCACTAGATAATAAAGACCCTGAAGAAATTGTTGATGGTCTAATTGATCTTTGTGTTTTTGCTATTGGTACTCTTGATGTATTTGGTGTTGACGCGTGGGAAGCATGGAATCGTGTATGGATGGCAAATATGCAAAAAGAACCCGGTGTTAAATCAGATAGGCCTAATCCATTTGGATTACCTGATCTTATTAAACCTGAAGGATGGGTATCCCCAACACACGAAGGTAACCACGGTTATTTAGATAAAGCATTAGATAAATAATACGTTATCTAAAATAAGGAGCCTTTTCATGTGTTCTCCATTTATTCGTAAAGAAGCTAATCGTTTTAATTGGATTATAAGAGGTAAACTTATTGATAAATCTTGGTCTGACAAAGACATAGAAGCCATCTATCATTCTTATTTTAAAAGACTATGGGGTAATCACGAAAATTATATTCATGAAATTGGGTTTGAACAAGCCTGGAAAGCAAGAGAAGCTGAAATAATAAATGAAAAAAAGAAATAAAACATTTTCATTTTGCTATTGACATTTGGTTTGGAATCAGTTATATTAATTATATCAAATGAAAACAAAAAGGAAAAAACCAAATGTCAAGAATTGTTCATCTTAAAGACGGTTCAGCAATCAAAGCAGACGTAATTGAATGTTTTGATCTTGCGGTTAATTGCGAGTTCAACACACGTCCTGGTGTTGGTTCAACTGACTTTTGGAATTTCGTTGAGTCCGACATGTATATGGGACTTAGAATTTGGTACAACTCACAATACATCGATGAATGCTTTGAGCGTTTAGCTGATGAATTTGAAGAAGAGTTTTGTTTAGCATAGGAAAAATCATGACTTGGGAATTGAGAACAACTTTGACCACCTTGTGTCCTGTTACTAGGGAATTGGCACAAAGCGCTGTTTTGGTTGAGACTCAAGCAGAAGCGGAAACTTGGTGGACATGTAGGACTACTCAGAGGCACACGACTCGGGTTGTTCATACAATGTTGAACCCAGCTGGTGAAGTTGTTAGAGTATTAATGCAATAAACTATTGACATTAACTCGCGAATCAGATATACTAGTTATATCAAATGAAAAGGAAAATATCATGACTATTAAAGTAATACACGAGCAACAAGAGAATCGTCGTACTGGTGAAAATGTCGGTGAAACTATTTACTTTGAGTCAAGTGGTTGGTGGGGCAATGGCCCTATCGCACTCCGTCGTGAGTACGATACTTGGTCAATGTCTACGACTTCTGGTGGTCAAAATAAAGTTGATGTTCTTGATAAAATTCGTGAAATGAAAGAGATGCTTAAATATGCCGAGTCTACAATTCTCGAGTCTCGTATTATTGAACAAGAACATAATGGTATGGAGCTTATAGCTTGAAATGCGAAGAATAGCTAATAATTATGCGGATGGGATGATTATAACTGATGAAATTCCTCGTCACGGTTCGCCTCAAGATCGCGGATCAGCAGATCGTTATTATGGTCGTCCATATGATCCTCATTACTATGTTGGGGCTTCTATTACATCAGAAAGAATAGAGAAAGCTGATATGACTGAAGGTGAAGTTGAGGCTTATCGTTATGGTTATGATAATGAAGAAGATAGAAAGGATTGGGGTTAATAACATAATGTCTATAGTAATGGAAATGGATATTATTCAAGATGAGATTAGTCGTATCAATGCTGAGGCGGTTATGTCTGATACTGAACTTAGCATTGCAGCTGAAATCTCAGAATATTATGGTGGTCCTATGGGTCATGATCAGTCTTGGTGGTTTTGGCATACCAAGTATGGTATATGGGATACGGATAATATTACAGGAATGGAGATCGTTGAATAAACTTTCACATTCATAACAATGTATAAAGAGAGGCTTTGGTCTCTCTTTTTTCTATTGACATTCACTTGCGAATCAGATATATTAGTTATATCAAATGAAAAGGAACTAAACTATGTATACTTACTCTGACGATATGATCTCCGATCTCCACAAAGACGCTCGTGGTTTCCGTCCTTCCGAATACTTTTGGGAAGAGTGGACGCAGAGCCCTGAGGACAGCAAGCAGTTTATTTGGGATAAACTTTGTAAAGAGCTTGAAGAAAACATGAAGCATGAAAAAATTGCTGAAGAAAAAGCTGTTGCTGAGTTCAAAGAGCGTATTGAGCAAGCTCAAGTTTGGGGCGCAAGAGACTACTGGGATGCTCTTCGCTGGATCACAGGTTGTGAGACTTTCTATCATATGCAAGATGTTGAACATTTCGTATGGGAACAAGGTATCTTGTTCACCGACTTTGGTAAGAAACTTGTTAAAGACATTGCAAAAGTAGCTGAATACAAGTCCTATGGCTGGATGGGGTAAAAAATAAAAAAGAGAGGTAGGTATTAATGTGGGTTGTAAAAAATTCCCGTGGAGAAACAGTAGCAGTATGTTCTCGCAAAAAAGACGCCGAGGCAATGAAAAACACATCTTTAGACGATAATAAAGATGGTCCATATACAGTAGAGGAAAAATAAAATGGAAAAATCTTGGTTTGAAATTATAACATATCTTGTGATAGCCTCAATTATAATTGGATTATTTGGATGGTATCTATATTTCATTTGGTCTGACTGTCTTGAAGAAAATAGTATACTAACTTGTATGCGTATGTTATCATGACTCCTATTGAAATTGCAGAATATAAACAACGTTGGATGAGTGGCGAAAATAATCATCCGGTTGCAATTCATTCCGATCTCCGTGGTCAAGCAAAAGATTGGTGTAAAGTTCAACTTATGAAACAACAGTGGGTTCACAGAAAATATACAAACGTATATGAAGACACTTTTTTCTTTGAATATCATCAAGATGCA